TTCCAGACGCGAGCCGATATTCGCATTCGTATTCGAAGCATCGTTATTCGCATTCGCATTCGACACACCGCCATTCGCGTTCGCATTGTTGTACCCGCGATAGACCACACGGACTATCGGGAAGCTCCACCGGGTACAAAGTTACTGATTTAACAGGCAAAATGAGCTAAAGCATTACACTATCCACCAAAATAGGGCCGACAATATGCCGCCTATGACGGTAAGAGACCAGTCTATCCAGTCCCAAAGTCCGCCTTTCAGTTTGTCTTTCAGTTCCAGACAGGAGGCTGCGACAGCTGCAGCATAGAGCGCTGTCCACGGGGTGAAGGCCAAAATGCCTACCAACAAACCGCCAATAAGGTGTTTGTAGCGGTTGCTTTGTTTGAGAAATTCGATAATTTTGTTCATAACGGGTTGTTTTTAAAAATTGTTTTGTATATTTGCAGTGAGGAATAGCGTTAGATGTTCAGAACGGGATTGTAGTTCCCGGAGCTTGCGTCTTTCGCTATTCTTTCTTTTTTATATGTTTGTATAATTCACCTCCTTCTGAAAGACTGTGCAGCGTGTATTCGTGCCAGTCGTATTCCCGAACTATTATCAGTGCTTTTTCACCTCTTACTTCTATCTCGAAAATGTGCGATTGTATGAGGTGTGGAATACCTTTGTGGTTATCTGCTGTTCCCAGGTATTTGGCTTTGGCAAATACATTCTTTATATCCAGAAGCATGAGGTTCTTTTCATGGTAGAACTTGTATGGCTGGTTGGTCCATTCTTGAAGCGTGCGTTTTGATATGTTTACCGGGAATGGGAATTCATTATTCGTGATAACTGTTCCCTGCAATGGCTTGGCTTGCTTCTTTATCTGTTTGGCATCTGCATTGGCCAATGTTCTTACCAGTTTGCATGCGGCGCACAATTCATTTTCCGGAACGAAGACCAGTTTCATATTTCCGTTGTTCATATCGCAATCCTTACAGCGCTTGATGGTGTATGGATTATAGTCGGGCATCGTCTTTTGTTCCATGCCTGCATTGAACCGGAACATTCCCTTTTTGTCAACTTCCAAAGCTGATTTCCCCCTTGCCATGGCCTCTTCGTGGTCTGTAGGCGGATACTTGGATTTGCGTACCTGGACCACGGAACAGCGGCAGCCCCATCCGTTAGGAGGATAGAATTCTGCCCAGAACGGGTCTGAAGCCGGGAGTGTGATGCCGGCCATTTCTGCATGGGTGGGACGTACCTTTGCATCCCCGGCCGTGCGGTACTGTAGATAATAGCGGTCGCCGTCCTGCATGAACCGTTCCCATTTGGCTGCCATTTCAGCCGAAGCCTGTACAAAGGTGAATTCAGCCCGTAGATAGTTTGAATTGTATGTTTCGTCGATCTTCCGGACATCATTCAAAAAGCGTTCGAACGTCTTTCTATTGCCGTTTTCATCCAACAGGGAGGGAAAGGCTTCATTCAGTTCATGGAAGGTCTTCAAGCCGGAGAATACATAGTTGGAACGCTCCAGCCGCTTGCGCATGGTCTCGGACATTTCCACCTTTCGGAATGAACCGTTCAAGACAGAAGAATGAGCTTCTATAAAATCCTGCGCTTCTTCGGATGCCAGGATACCTATTTCAAGGTTTGCCCCTTCTTGCCGGAACAGCACCTTCATCATGCGGTCAAAGCGTTCCGTGAGCTTGTCGCGCATGAGTTTTGCCTCGTCCTCCATGGAGAGGCATAGTTTCTGTTTGCCCAACAGGTGGGCATACCGCTGGTGCAGCCCCGAATAATCATCGGGGCTCAGTCGAAAAAACGGGACAGCGTTTCAGCCGGTTTGCCGTCTTTCTTTTTTTTCGGTTCTGTCGGGTCCGGCTCTTCTTTCGGTTCCTTCTCCTCGCACGGGATACCGTATTTTTCCTCAAAGTACTGAGGCTTTACCTTGTAGTGTTGCAGTACCATTTCCTCGTAAGCTTTCTGCTGTTCGGGCGTGTAGTCAATGGAGTAGTCCCAATCGAAGCGCAGCCCTTTAACAGGGAACCCGTGGCGCACCATGCGCGGAATGAGCTGGTTGTTCACTATATCCCGAAGCATATCACAGTCGCTTTCCACGAGGTTCTGGAACACTTCAAGGTGCGTTTCCGACTGTGATAGGCTGCTTCCGTCCTCGATGGTCATCGTCTGCCCGATGATAAGCTTTGACAGTTCGGAGTTGGCCCGATCGATACGCTTGTCATAGACATTGAATGCGTCCCCCTTGCCGCTTTCCACAAATTCGATTTCGGTTTCCATTCCTGCCACCATGGAGAGGGCGGTTCCGGCTTCACGCAACATCTTGTCGAGACGGTCAATCTCTTTCTGATCGCGCGAAGTGGTGCGTGCTATACGCATGGGCATTCCGAATATTTCCCCGAAGGTGTCCCAAAAGGCCAGCATGTTCTTTTTGGGAATAGTCTGTGAAGCAGCCTTGAGATACAGCCCGAGGTCGTCGGGCCTACCTGCCTCAATGAGCCAGTCGGAAAAAGGAGGCTGGCGGTAGTCTATACCTGTAGTCCAGTCCTGCCCGAGGTCGGTAATGACACGCCCATACTCAGGAATGACATGTTTGCGCGGAATAAGCTTCACATCCGAATAACAGATGCAGCCGTCGCCGTCAGTGCAAAGGTCGCCCAATTCGATGAGCGAATGTCCCCAGTAGATTGAATCAAGTGCATAGCGCATGAGCTGCTTGAACCAGGACTGGTCAAAGAAGTGAACCGCTTCCTCGTTCTCATCCCCTTTCATATCCACGATTTTGAAAGAACGTGCCATGACAAAACCTCTGCGCTGCTCCACACACCCGGAGAGGTGAAGGTCTATTTCCGCGTCCCGGTAGATGTCGTACAGGCGCTGGCGGCTGGGACTGTCCACATTGATGGCATACTGCCAGGCATCGCGCCAGTTCTTGATGTCCTTCCGGGTGAGTGCATCGGTGGTGCGTTGCAGGTCGATGACCATTTTCTGCACCCGCTTGATGTCTTTCCCCTTGGCCAGATTAAAATTGCCGTATGGCGTTTGCAGTACGTTTTTCGGTTTCTTGGAAAACATACCGCTGAAAAAGTCTTTAATATCCATAATCCTACCAGTTATGATGAAGCTGCTTCTGACAGCTGTAAACAAATGAATTTCCGGACGGAAGCCCATCTTCTCCGACAGCCAAAGGCAAATCAGGGACAATTTTTCCGGCCTGTACGCCTTCAAGCCACTTGATGGCCCGTTCATACCGTTCCTTGCGTATCTCGCTTCCCATCTTTTGCGGCATGGCTGCACTCATGTGGTAAAGTGAAATGTCGCAGGTGTACATGACAATGAGGCGGTTCCGATGTTCATCCTGTGCAGAGAAAATGGCCGTACAGTCGTATTTCGGCCGTAGATAACCGGCAATTTCTTCCCGGGCTTCCGCTTCTGCATTGGTACGGTTTTCCGGGCTTACCTGCGAGATAACCTTTAATGCGTTGTCGCCGATGACAACTTTGTAATCTTCTTCTGTAATGAACATGACTTTACTTTCATTTAGTGATGAACAATGCCATTTTTTCTATATCCCGGATAGTGGTTCCCTTGCGGAAACGGTGGCGGTGAATCAGTTCACAGATGTTCCTTTTGGGGACAACTTTCAGTTTGCCACCCATATACAGGACGTAGTACTTTCTTCCGTAGAGCTTGGCGTACTTGCAAGCACGGGCAACGGCACGTTTATAGCGCCATGCAAAAATCATTCTTTTAATCAGCTGTATCATGTTACCATATATTTTTGGCGGTCGGCCTTTTACCGAACACCGGTTGAAAACTCTCCTGCCTTGAATTGCGCTGCAGCATCCAGATGGCTCCCTCGTCGGCATCCGGTGCATCATCGTGAATACGGCTGCCACGCTCCAGTGCCAAGGTCTGTTCGATTCCGGTCTGCATATCCGGCGATTCTTTCAACTTCTCATTGTAGAATACGAAACCGCGTTCCCATAATGGTGACACCGCTTCGATGCGCTGGAGCTTGTCCGGTTTCTTTCGTTTGTCCGGCATGATGGGCAGTTGGTATCCACGCAGATTCCCTTCTGCCTCAAACTCATCCAGAATGACATCCTGCATGAAGTTCGCTTCCATAAAGAACTGGACGGCTGCCGTATCACGTGTACGCTCGTAGAGGTCGTAAAGCCACCGTACCATTCCTGAAACGGTATCCTGCCGGACGTAACAGTCTATAAGGTGCAGTTCCTTCCCAATCTTGCCCCAAAGGCGGCAAGCCTTGTAGTCGTTGGAAGTGGTCGATTTGAAAGAGGGGTCGGTATAGCAGACCAGCATTTCATACTTGGATAGCCTGGGCAGTTTCTTGTAACGAATCCAGTCTGCCCGAAAAATAGTTCCGTCCACGATGGGGTTGTGCATCATCTCCTTTTCCCATGCCCGGTAGCCTACGAAATCCCTGTATTCCTGCGCCTCTTCTTTCGTCCATTTTTCGCGCCATACCGGTTCTCCGTTCTTGTCTATTGCCTTGATGACGGATACATGTACCCCTTTTGTCTTGGTGAGATTGGCCAGCACCGAGTTTTTAGAAATGAGGTTCCCGACCATGATAAAACGCCCCCGGCCCACATCCAGTGCACCAAAAAGGGCTTCTTTCACCCAGTCTGTAATGTCATGCACCCGTTTCTCATTGCGGCACAGTTCGTCGTCATCCAAGTCATCGATGACGATGTAGTCCGGACGTGCTTCCCGGTCTCGCAAACCACGTGGAGACTGTCCGCGTCCGCAAGCCAGGAATTTCACCCCGTTGGCCGCCTTGAACTCCCCATCCTGCCAGGAGGCATTCCCCTGCTGCTTGCCGAAGTCGGCAATGATGCGCTGGTTATGTTCCAGTTCTGCCTGAATATCTCCCAGCAGACGTGTGGCTGAGTCCTCACTTTTGCCGACCACCACCATGAAGTTGATGAGACGTTTGGGCTGGAACATCAGCCACAGCGGAACAAAAATGTCCATGTGTGTGGACTTGGCATGGCCACGCGGCCACATGAATACCGCTTTCAGGTTGGGTGTGCCTTTTACTTTAGCCGCTGCCGCATTGTGGAACGGTGCATTGTGGATGGTGCGTATGACTTCCCCGGTGGTTTTGTCACGCAAGGTGAGAAAGTGGGGGAAGTAATATTCACAGAACGCGGCATAGTTACCCTGCAGACGCAGAATACGCCTGTCCTTTTGTGCCGGTGTCTCGCCCGCGAGCAAAGCCGTATCCGTGATGGACTGCACTCTTTTACAGTGTTCCTTCCACTGTTCGTATGCCTGTTTCTTTTCCGCTGCTGTTGCCATAGCCGTTTTATTTTATGCCCATCTGTTCGGTGATATACAGATCCTGGTACTTGTTGATTGCCCTGACCAGTTCCGGAGTCACTTCCGGGTCGATGGTTGAACGGTATTCAATCCATTTGGAGAATGCCATGAACACTTCAATGACATCCACTACGTTGGCCTTCTTGTCTAACTTTTCAATCACCGCCGAAAGTTTGGCCAGTTTGTCCCCGAGACCAGCTACAAGTGCAGGGTCGTTCGATTCGTTGACTTGAGTAATGAGTGTATCAATGGTGAGCAGGAGTTTGTTCACCAGTTCCGGCCGGGTGACGTTCTTTGCCGCCCTTGCCTCTTTCCATCCGTCAGCCGTGCACCATTTTGAGATGGTGACGCGTGACACGTCCACTTTCTCCGCAATTTCAGTCTGTTCCATGCCGGAAAGGAACAGTGAGCGTGCAAGAGATTTTTTCTTTTCGATTTCTGCCTTTGTCATATAATAAAGAATATAGGGTTAAAGGCAGGCTTCGGAGTCCCTTGCACCTGCCCGATTTATTCGCAAAGTTGTCCGCTTATCAGCTTGCAGCCAAAATAATGTGCAACGGTTTCATAGAAGTGTGCAACCATTGCACACTTTTTTGGCTTCCCGGTAAGTGCTCTGTAATATTGCAGCGCCAATGCATAAAGGCGTGGCATGAGAAAATGAGTAAACGTGTAAGAATTTCAAACGACAGCCTGAACAGCTACGGAAGCCGTGTGCTGACATCGGGCATGAGTGTGGAGCAGTATTGCCGAAACCCGGTACTGCTGTACATGCACCAACGCGGAAACGTGATTGGTTATGTGAAGGACCTTCGGGTAGAGGATGGTGAAGTAACCGGGGAACTGGTGTTTGACGAAGCGACCGACCTCAGTAAAAGATGCAAGAAACAGTTTGAATTCGGCAGTCTGAGAATGGTGAGTGCCGGAATAGACATTCTGGAACTGAGTGACCAGCCCGAACATTTGCTGCAGGGGCAGACCAGCCCGACAATAACCAAAAGCAAGCTGTATGAGGTATCACTGGTGGATGTAGGTTCCAATGATGATGCCATCGTACTGATGAAGGATGGAAAACAAATCACATTGGGAAAGGATGGTGATTGTCCTTTGCCACTAATCAATAACCAAAAAACAACAGAAGAAATGGAACTGAAACTTTTGGCCCTTCAATTGGGGCTGCCGGAAACGGCAACGGAGGCTGATGTTAATCAAGCCTTAAATGAACTGAAAGCAGCCAAGGCAGAGAATGATTCCCTGAAGCAAGAAAACGGGAAGCTGACTTTGGCCCGTATCACTGGTCTTGTAGAAAAGGCAGTGGTGGAAAAGCGTCTGGGAGAAGACAAGAAGATACAGTTTATCGAACTTGGCAAGAAGGTTGGTGTCGATGAACTGAAGAATGTGCTTGATGCCATGCAACCACAGGTGAAGATTTCCACTGTATTGAGCTATCAGGGCGGCAAGCAGCAGGCACAGCCGTCCACCTATGCCAAACTGAGCGATGTCCCGAGTGATGCGCTGCTTGAAATGCGCGAGCATAACCCGGAGGAGTACAAGCGCCTGTACAAGGCTGAATACGGCATGACCTGTGAAATTTGAAAACCTTTAAAATGAAGAAAATGGGAAAAATTGTAATGCTTTTGACGGCACTTCTGTTCAATACGCTGACAGGTGTCGTGTGTGCTTCGGTATTGGGATTCTCTCCGGTGGCCGGAGCTGTGGGAATGAATGCGGTGGCAGCCTTTATGGGAATGGCCCCGCAAAGTACTTCAATACTCCGTGAAGGGGTTTATACGGAAATCTGGACAGGGGAACTTGTTAAGGTGCTCCGTGCCGGACTGGAAGGAACCTGGCTGTCAGGAATCCCCGACCAAAGCAGTATCGTGAATAACGATGTGATTCACCTGGTAGAAGTTGGTGTAGATCCGGATGTCTTGATAAACAATAAAACCTATCCGATTGATGTGCAGGCTTTGGAAGACAAGGATATTGCCATCAAGCTGGACAAATTCCAGACCAAGGCTACGCCGATTACAGACGATGAGCTTTATGCCATCAGCTATGACAAGACCGCCCGTGTGAAAGAGGGACATGCCAACAGTATCAATGATGCGAAGTTTACCAAGGCGGCCCATGCGCTTTGTGCGAACAAAAATACGGAAACTACTCCGGTGCTTAAGACTACCGGCGAGAAAGATCCGGCTACAAACCGTCTGCGCCTTACCGTGAATGACCTTGTGGAAATGAAGCGTGCCCTTGACAACCTGCGCGTACCGTCAGACGGCCGCAGACTGGTGCTTTGCCCCGACCATGTGAATGACCTGCTGCTGACCAGCCAGGCATTCCGTGAACAGTACAATATTGACCGCAACAGCGGCAAGGTAGGTAACCTTTACGGCTTTGAAATCTACGAGTATGGCAACAACCCGCTTTATACTACAGCCGGAGTGAAGAAGGCATTGGGTACAACGGCAGAAGCCGGTGAATTTCCGTGTTCATTTGCCTTCTACAAACAGAGGGTTTTCAAGGCAACAGGTTCTACCAAGATGTATTATTCCGAGTCAAAGAATGACCCGTTGAACCAGCGTAACCTGATTAACTTCCGCCATTACTTCATCTGCATGCCCAAGAAAGAGGATGCCGGAGTGGTAATGATGAGCGGCTATCAAGCATGATGATTATGGCAAAGTTGAAATATCTGGTAATACACTGTACGGCAACCCCGGAGGGGCGTGAGGTATCATCGGCGGACATCCGCAAATGGCATACTTCTCCGGTTGCCCAGGGAGGAAGAGGATGGAAGCAGGTTGGCTATACCGACCTGTTCCACCTGAACGGAGGCGTGGAACGTCTGGTAGAAAACAATGAGGATGCACAGGTGGACCCTTGGGAAGTGACCAACGGAGCCAAAGGATATAACAGTGTAAGCCGTCACATCGTGTATGCCGGAGGCGTGGAAAAAGACGGTAAGACCCCGAAAGACACCCGCACTGGCTGCCAGAAAAAGGCACTGGAGAAGTATGTGAAGGATTTTCATCGGAAATTCCCTGATGTACGCATTATAGGACACAACGAACTGGCAGCGAAAGCCTGTCCGAGCTTCGATGTGCAGGAATGGTTGAAAGAAATAGGTATTAATCAATAATAAAACCGGGTGGTATGGACTTGAGCGAATTTATGAACATTATCCTTGGCGGCGGCCTGGTTGGTACGGTGGCGACCATTGGCTCCTTGCGGGCTACTGTGAGAAAAGCGAAAGCGGAAGCGATGAAGGCCGAGGCCGGTGCAGAGGCCATGCGCATAGATAACGCCGAACATGCCACCCGCATTTTGATGGAGAATATTGTAAAACCTCTAAAAGATGAATTTTGTGAAACAAAGAAAGAACTGGCTCGCAATACGCGCGAGATGGCCCGTCTTAGAAAAGCCATTGATACAGCCGGAAACTGTCCTCATCGTGACGATTGCCCTGTGCTTGACAGGTTGCGCGAGTCACCAAAAGAGCATGAACCGGGAAGTCCGGACGGAATCGGCAAGCGCCGACAGCGCGAGCGGAAGCCGCCGGGCGGGGCTGACGGTGGTGGGGATACCGGCGAGTGCGGTGAAGCTGACGATAGCGGCGGACAGCCTCCGTAAGCTTCCTGAAGGTGCGGTGTATAGCGGCAAGAGCGGACAGGCGAATCTGACCGTAGGCAGCGACGACAGCGGGAACATCGTGGCCGAAGCCTCGTGTGACAGTCTGCAGCAGCTGGTGCTATGGTATGAAGAAGAGCTGGCGCGTATCCGTAGCGAAACCAAGAGCGAAATTTCAAATGACGTTCAAACGGTAGAAAAACGCCCTCCGAACCGGATGCGGACGTTTATCACAGGTGTATTGGCCGGCTTGCTTGTCGGTATGTTATTAACAATGAAACTGAAAAAAAGATGAACAAGAATTTCATGTACGGCATAGGAGCCGTAAAGTATAAGGATTTCACAATCGGGTATATTGAAAAGAACTCGTTTGACCTGGGCGGCAAGAAACCCGAGGCCGCGAAGATCGAGGCCGAACAGGTGCAGGGTGCCCCGGTGCTGGTCATCCCACAGAGTAACGGCGGCATCGCCCCGACGTTCAATGTGATCCAGATGAACTATTCGAACCTGCACAAACTGCTTGGCGGCAGCCTGCATTATAAGAAAGAAGACTCGGAAAAGAAAACTCCGATCGGTTGGACAGCCCCGTCGGAGGTGCTTGTCATGCAGGGACCATGGGAACTCTCCCTCGTGTCCGGACAGAGCGTACTGATTCCCAACGCCACGCTACTTTCCAATCCTGCAGGCAAGCTGACCCTTACAGAAACCTCCAAGATAGAGGTTACGCTCGAAGTGGCGATGCCGGAGGACGGTTCGCAGCCTTACGGCGTGTTCGATACGGAAGCAATACCGGACGAGTGGGGGCAGTACAAGCTGCCGCCGGCGGAAGCCGCGGCTGCAGCATCGCTCCAAAGTGAGGAGGGCTAACGTATGGCTGACCGTTTGGAACAACTGATAGAGATGGAGTGTGCGGACGCGCTGCTTGACAGCGGCGTGTCCGTACCTCTTAAAAGGTGGAAGCTTCCGTGGCTGAAACGCCCGGTGGAGGTGCGTGTGACGATGAAGCGTCCGAGGCTGCGGGGTCAGATTCTGCTGGCGCGGGAATACCTGAAGACGGGTGTCAAACCCGATTGGCAACCGAAGGACAAGACCGAGGAACTGGCCTTTGTGGCGGAGCATGGTAAGGCTGTGAGCCGCCTGCTGGCCTATACGGTATGCCGGGGATACGTGTCGCGGCACGTGGGCATCGGGGTGACAGCGTGGGTACTGCGGAACTTTGTGGAGTGGCGTTATCTGACGGCCATGTTCCGAACATTCGAGCGTCTGATGGGCACGAAGGATTTTATGCGTATTATCAGCTCGACAGCGCGGGCGAACCCGATGACTCCGAGACTGAGCCAGGCAAGGAAGGGGAGTTAAGAACCCGGTATGAAGGTTCCCATAGCCCTTTCGGCTTCGTGTGGCAGATTGCATCGGCGACCGGCTGGAGCGTGGATTACATCCTTGATGGGGTGAATTACCAGACGCTGATCATGATGCTGAGCGACGCGCCGCGGTATGTGCGGAAAAAGCAAGGCGGCGGAAACGGTGCTCCCAGACCGGAACACAGCGCCGAGGATGAAGCGAACGATATAGTAGGATTTTTTCAAAGCAAACTGGAATGAGCAAACCTGTAGAAGTTGAATTTTTGATGAAGGACAAACTCACGCCCGGCATGAACAAGGCCGAACGTGAGGCGCTGGAACTGCGTAATACCGTCAGGCTGCTGGAGGCTGAACTGGAAAGGCTGCGCCTTGCCGGGGAGACGGCTGCCCCCAATCTGGACCAGAGTGCCAATATCGCGCAGATCCATGCACTGGAGAAGCAGCTTGAGGAATTGCGCGGCAAACTGAAACTGCTGCAGGAGGAATCGGAATCCGTGCAGGTCACCCCTGCAGACATGCCCAATGCACAGCGCCAGTTCAACGGGCTTCACAACAGCATCCAGCAGATGGCCCGTGAAATGCCTTCTTTGGCCATGGGACCGCAGATGTTCTTTCTGGCCATATCCAACAACCTGCCGATTTTTACGGACGAACTGGCCCGTGCCCGTAAGGAATATGATGAGCTGCAGAAGTCAGGCAAGAAAGGCACACCGGTATGGAAACAGGTCCTGTCCTCGCTCTTTTCCTGGCAGACGGCCATGACCACCGGCATCATGCTGCTGGTAATGTACGGTGATGAAATCTGGGATTGGACGAAAAACCTGTTCAGTGCCAAAAAAGGCGTGGATGAATTCAACGTATCAGTCAAGGAAATGACCGAGATAGAGAAGGACGGCCGTGCCCAGATGGTGCGTACCCGCTTCGAACTGAAATCGGTCATCGATGAAATAAAGAACTTCACCGGCAGCAAGGAACAGGAAAAGGCGAAGGTAGAGGAACTGAACCGCAAGTACGGGGAATCTTTCGGGTATTATAAAACACTTTCCGAATGGTATGATACCCTTATCCAAAAGAGCGAGGACTATGTACAGGTCCTGCTGCACCAGGCCAATGTCCAGAACCTTGTAAAAAAAGCTGCAGAAGCCGATGAAGAGGTGAATAAAATCAAGGCGCAGAAACCGGAAGAGGCGGAAAGCGCCATGGGTTTTTTCGGGAAATGGGGACAATATATCATGCAGTCAAGCATGGCAGAATCCGGGCAGTTCTATGATGCACAGGCTGCCATTAAGAAACATGATCAGGAAGCTTATGACATACTGTTGAAAAATGCCGAAAACAAACGCGACGGTTATCTGAAAAAAGCGGAGGAAGAGGTAAAGAAAGCGGCAGAAGCAGCCAAAAAAGGAAATATCGGCGGACATACCGACCCCGAACAGTCCGGGAAGAATCCGGAAGCGGAAGCCAAGCAACGGCTTGCCACAGAGCGCAGGCTGGCGCAGGATCTTGCCGCCCTGCAGGCCGAGAACCGGAAGGAAGAGATAGACCGTATGCAAGCCGGTACCGAAAAGAAACTGGCACAAATCGAATATGACTATAACGCCCGGAAAGAAGAAATAAACCGGCAGGAAGCCGACTGGAAGCGTGAGAACAAGGAAGCCGGTCTTTCCACCGGAGATAACGGACTTACCCGGGAGCAACAGGATGAACTTGAAAAAGCCCGTGCCTCAAACACCGAGTCAAGGAAAAAAGCGGAGGCGGACGTGTACAGGGAAGAGGCGGAAGCCATGCGTGACTATCTGAAGGAATACGGGACCTTCCAGCAGCAGAAACTGGCCATCGCTGAAGAATATGCCGAGAAAATCCGCAAGGCACAGTCCCAGGGAGAAAGGCTGACTTTGGAGAAGCAGCGTGATGCGGCTGTGCACAAAGTGGACATGGAAGCCCTTACCCAGAAGATAGACTGGGGAGCAGCGTTCGGGGATTTGACCGGTCTGCTTGCAGACCAGATGAAGAACCTGCTTGGCGAGCTTAAACAGTATGTCAAGACGGATGAGTTCAAAAAAACGGGAGCCGCAGACCAGCAGGTCGTTTACGATGCCATCGAACGGATTCAAAGCATGCTCCCCGGTGGCAACGGGACATTGGATTTTGCCCGGCTGCAAACGCAGATGCACGCTTTGGGGGATGCCGTAACACGCGTGCAAAATGCGGAACTGCAGCAGGAAGCGGCATTCATTCGGTTAAAAGCAGCGCAGACCGATTACAACAAGGCTCTTGAAAGCGGTAACCAGGCAGAAATAGAACGTACTAAAATCGCTCTTCAAATGGCCCAATCGTCCAGCATTTCAGCTGACGAAGAATACCTGAACGCCACCTCTGAAATGAAGGCGCTTGCCGGGGAGGTGAAAAGTGCCTCCCGGGACACGGTTGACGGGTTGAACATGGTATCCGACGGGTTGCACGGCTTTGCGAGCGGAACCTTGCAGGGATCATTTGAAGGAATCCAGAACATGCTTACCGGTCTTTCAAAACTGAATATCGGAGGCAAGGTCGGCGATGCCATCAGCCGGATGTCCGAAACCCTGTCAAGTGCCGGAGTCATCGGACAAATCATATCGGCCATTCTCTCCATACTGGATTTGCTGAAAGACGGTATTGGCCCGATTATCTCATCATTGATAGATACCATTTTCAATGCGATAACCGGAATACTCGACAATATCCTCAGCGGAGACCTGTTCAAACAGATAGGCGGTTCCCTTGTGAATGGTATCGGAGGACTGCTGAACACGGTGTCTTTCGGAGGTTTCAACAAACTGTTCGGCATCGGCGGGAACGCCAGGGAAGTGCAGGCGGCTATAGACCGTCTTACGGACCGGAACGAGAAACTGCAGACTTCCATCGAAGACCTGACCGATACCATTAAGGCAAGCAAGGGGACAAAATCGGTGGAAGCTTACCGGGATGCTTACAAATACCAAAAAGAAACGAATGCAAACTATCTGCAGATAGCAAAGGAACAGGCACGCTACAGCGGAAGTCACCACAGCTGGAACTACTACTGGGGCGGTTTCAACCAGGCACAGATAGACAAACTGAGCGGACAGATCGGCCGCCAGTGGGACGGGAACCTGTGGAGCCTGAGCCCGGAGGAAATGAAGGCACTGCGCAGCAACGTGGACATGTGGACGCAGATACAGAATACCGGCAAGGGCGGTTACGGCGGGCGACTGACCGAGAAGTTGGATGACTACATAGCGCAGGCCGGCAAGCTGGAGGAACTGACCGAACAACTGTATGAAGGACTGACGGGCATTTCGTTTGACGGGATGTACAGCAGCTTTATCGACAACCTGATGAACATGAAGTACGGTGCCAAGGATGCGGCGGAGGACATATCGGAGTACTTTATGCGGGCGATGCTGAGCAACAAAATAGGTGAGATGTACAGCGAAAAGCTGAAAGGCTGGTGGGAGAAGTTCGGCAAGGCCATGGAGGACAACGAACTGACGGAGGCGGAACGGAACGCGCTGACGGAAGAGTACATGCAATATGTGGATGAAGCCCTTGCCCTGCGTAACAACCTGGCTGCCGCTACGGGCTACGACAGGACCGAAGCCGGCGGCGTCAGCCAAACAGCGAAAGCGGGCGGCTTTACGGCCATGACGCAGGACCAGGGCACGAAGCTGGAGGGCATGTTCACCAGCGGGCTGCAGCACTGGAGCAGCATGGACGACCGGCTGGAAAGCGTGGTGGAGAAGATGGACACGGCGGAAGGGCACCTGGCACGGATAGCCGAGAACACCGGTGTGAGCGCCGGGCACCTGGGCGAACTGAAGGAAGTGATAAAGAAAATGATACGTGACGGACTAAAAGTGAAGTGATATGGCTGATATATTGAGCGGACTGGTGCTGGTGAACGGCACGGACATCTGGACGGAATACGGTGTGTTTCTGGTGGAAGACCGGCGCGGCGGCATGGAGAACCTGACGGCCATCCTGACCCCGAGCAGGGCAAAGAAGGATACGGCCGTGGACATACGGGAGGAGCACGGGGAGAAATACAGCGCCGTGCTGACCCCACGGAATGAGGCGCGGGACGTGACACTGCACTTTGCCCTGTACAACAAGACCCGGACAGGCTGGATGAAGCGGTACTTTGCATTTGTGAATTTTCTGAAACAAGGAAAGGACGGCTGGCTGGAGATCCGTTTCCCCCAGCTGGACCTGCAGCTGAGGGTGAAGTATGCCGACTGCACGAAGTTTACCCCGCTGACCTATCTGTGGACGGAAGGCGTGCATGCGGGAAAGTTCCGGGTGAAGTTCAGGGAACCGAAACCTATTATATAACCATTAAAACGCTATTGGAATATGCTTATAACGATATATGACAAAGCCGGGACCAAGCGTGCGGACGTGGCTGTGAACGACAGCTCGACGCAGAGCAAGGAGGTGCAGGGAGACAATGTGCTTTCCCTGTCGTTCAGCTACTATGACTTCCTGCCCCTGGACGTGAACGACTACACGGATTATCTGGGCGAGCGGTACTGGCTGACGGAACGCTACACGCCGAAGCAGGTGAACGAGGGTGAGTGGGACTATGACCTGAAGCTGTACGGCGTGGAGAGCCTTATCAAGCGGTTCCTGGTGCTGGAGACGACGGACGGGGACACGAACCCCCTGTTTACACTGACGGCCACGCCCCGCGAGCATGTGGCGATGGTGGTGAAGGCTATAAATGACGGAATGGGCCACATTACCGACTGGAAGGTGGGTACGGTGGAAGGTGCGGAGCTGATAACGATAGACTACGAGGGCATGTACTGCGACGAAGCGCTGAAAGTCATAGCTGAAAAGGCGGGCGGCAAGGTGGAATGGTGGATTGAGGGGCAGACGGTGAACGTGTGCCGCTGCGAACACGGGGAAGAAATCGCCCTAAGCTACGGCAAGGGGCTGACCTCGCTGGAAAGAGACACCGGCAACACGGCCAAGTTCTACACCCGCCTGTTCCCGATAGGCTCGACCCGCAACATCGATGCGGAGAAATACGGCAGCCCGAGGCTGATGCTACCCGGCGGGAAGAAGTACATAGAGCAGGGCGTGGAGGAATACGGCATCTATGACCATTACGAGCGGGAAGCCTTCAGCGGTATCTACCCCCGCCGGGTGGGTACGGTGAGCTGGGTACGCAGCGAGGAGGTAACGGGCGATGAGGGGAAGAAATTTACTGTCTATTACTTTAGGGACAGCGGACTGGACTTTGACCCCAACATGTACGAACTGGCCGGTGAGACGAAACGCGTGTCGTTCCGGACGGGCGACCTGGCCGGACTGGGAGAGAGCGATGACCACTACTTTGAGGTGAACTACGACAGCGCGGCGAGGGAATTTGAACTGATTAACATCTGGCCATACGATGACGGCACGCAGCTGCCGGGCGGCAAGCTGGTGCCACGAGTAGGTGACACCTATATTCTGTGGAACATCCGGATGCCGGATGAGTATTACCGGCTGGCCGAAGAGGAATTTGAGGCAGCCGTTGAGGAGTACAACCGGGACCACTGGCTGGACATTGCCGCCTACAAAGCGCCGACAGACCCGGTGTATATGGAGGAACACGGCATAGACCTGTATGTGGGCCGGCGGGTGAAGCTGGAGAGCCGGAAGTATTTTCCGGAAAAAGGATACCGGCAGAGCCGTATCACCAAAATAAGCCGCAAGGTGAACGAACCCGGGCAGATGGACATAGAGATAAGCGATGCGCTGCAGGTGGGCAAGTTTGACAAGGTGACGGACAGCATAGGCGCGCTGAAAAGCTATACGAAAACGAAGACGGAAGGCACCGCCCTTCCGGACATCATACGAAGCTGGGACAAGACGCCGCCCACGGACAACAACCTGTTTTCAGCCAGGCGCAGCCAAAAAGAGTTCCTGAATAAGAATCAGCCGGGCACGGCCAAAGAGCCCATCCGCTTTTTGAAGGGCGTGACCTTTGGCGAGACTGCCGGCGGCAAGCCATGCGGCAGCGTGGACGGTGAGGGTAATGCCGAGTACCTGACCGCCGTGATCCGCGAACTGCTGCGCAGCACGGAGTTTGTGGACGGGCTGACCGGTGAGGGCTGGAAACTGTGGATTGACCAGCTGACCGGACTGACGAGCCTGACGGTGGACAAAGTGACTGCCCGGCAAAGCCTGGTGGCGCTGGAACTGCTGATAGAGAAGGCCCGCAGCGTGTGCGGCCAACTGGTAGTGTCGGCAGCCAACGGCAAGATCAAGGACGTGGTGAAGCTGGGCGACAACTACCGCATCGTATTTGAGCAGGAATCGGGCTTTGTGGCCCATGACCTGATGCGCTGTGCGGTTACGGGTGGCAAGAAATTAAAAGCATACTGGGTGGAGGTGGCCTCGGTGATAGCCGGCGGGGTGATGGTTCCGGTAAGCGAGTTTGGCGGGGTAAAGCCGGAGGCGGGCGATGAGTGCGTGCTGATGGGCAACACGGAAAACCCGCTTCGGCAGAACCTTATATCCATTGCGGCCACGGAGGACGGTCAGCCCCGTATAGACATTCTGGACGGAGTGAAGGCGAAGAACTTCAACGGCTGCCTGCGCTGCCGGCTGGGCAAGCTGGACGGCATCAGGAGCAGCGCTTTCCCGGCAGACAACCAACCGAAGGGAAACGGCCTGTATGCCGACAACGTGTGGCTGAAGGGTACGTTCGTACTGATGACGGGCGAGGATATATTGACGCGGTTTGAGATAACCGAGGGGAAGATCCATTCGGCCGTGGAAGGCTTGCGCAAGGAGATACGTGAAGAACAGAGCTATCTGGACAACAGCAGTTTTGCCGACGGCATGGACAAATGGAAGACGGGCGGCAAGGCTACGCTGTTCACCCTGGGCGGACGCTGGATATGGGCGAACGGCGGCCCCTACGGCACGAAGCCGGACGGACATGCCGAGATACGGACCGACGGCAAGGTGCCTTATGCCTATATCAGGAACAGCTATATCATGCAGAAACTGGAGGACTTCCGGCTGGTACCGGAGTACCGGCAGACGAACAGCCAGGGCGAA